CATAGTGGGGTACAGTATTTACCGGCCGTATCTCTTCGATCTGCTGAGATAAATTATTAAACAGCGTGCTATCCCATAAATAACCACCACCACCCGATGAAGAAGAATCAGTACCGTAATTTATACCAAGTAAAACCTCTAATGTGAAATGCGGAGATTTATAGTAAGTAGAATCTAAGTCGCTTGGGTTCTCTCCCTCCTCCCCGACAAACCATGGAGTTTTAACAAAGGCCGCATAATCTTTTGTATACATGTCGTAAATCGTTATTGGCAGTTTAGATATGTAGGAGATTATGGCCAAGGCATTATACGTACCTTTCATCTTATACCACTCGCACGCCTGTACGATCTGCAAACGTAAATTGGCCTCGGTGGTATCACTATTCCTTACTAAAGTCAGCCCGATATTACCGGCAAGCTTATCAATATACGTAACATCCACACTGTAAGGATCAAGTAGGTATAATATTTCATCAATCAAAGATAACCACGCACCGCCATAGATACCCACGGCGTTTAAGTACGCTATCAATAATGCGGACTCTCTAAACTTCTCCGGCACCAAGGAAAGTAAATCTAAAAACTTAGAGTAGGTAATATCTACTGACATTTCCACTTCAATGCCCGAAAGATCATCTAAGCTGCGTACTGTGCCGGTAAGCACGCTTTCCATGGTCATTTCTATATTCATGGCCATGCCCGGAATGGCGTCGAAATTAGCATTATTATCAAATTGTATTTCACCACCCAACCCATCGAAATAATATTTTTCAATATCCCAAGTGGTAGCACCATGTGCCTTATTAACTATAACGGTCTCGGCACTTTCACCGGAATCCATTATGCTGGGTGATGGGTTTGCTTCATATGCCCCAATATCAGGCGCTGTTCCAAAATATGTTTCCACATAGCCGGGAATAACTATACCTGCATCTACGCAAGGGGACGATGATCCTGTTAATGCAGAAGTCGCAGATAAAAATTGAGGATCGACTGATACTAAATCAGTTGCATCCACAAGTTTGTTATTAAAATTGACTTGACAATTATAAGATAAGTTATTATTTTCTATTGTGGTGGATTGACTATAAACATCAAACACATTATCAAAAGCACTATCTTTCATTATCAAAGTCGCGGTGGGATTAGATTCCCAATGCACTAAATAAAGAATATTTTTAATAGTGCACTTAATAATTGAGAATATAGATTCCACACCTAGTAAATAGTGGCCTTGTGACAAAATAGGACGCGTTGCCCAATTAGATGCGATTACAAAACTACGAGCTATTGTAACATTACCGCCCCAAAAATAACCTGTGAAAAGAGTATTCCACGCCGTCCCTGTTATCTCATTGTAGTCAAAATCTACAGTAACATCTTCAATTGTGATATCATTAGTAGTCATACAAAGCCAACCTTTACCGTACCAAACAACATCAAAGCAGACTTTAGGTTTAATAATGACTTTTGTAAAATCCTCTGATACTGATTTTATTGTAAGTGTCTTATTCGCAAAAACACGTCCTTCTTCGTCTGTGTATGTACCATCAAAACAAAGAATAGTGTCCCCAGAAGCAAAAACATCCAATGCCTTATGAATATGCTGATAAGGACTAGCATAAGATCCGTCATTGGTATCATTACCGGAAGGGCTAACGTAAATGTTTGCCATAGTTTATTTAAATTTTAGTCTTACTCTTGCTAATAAAGTGTCCCCGGATATTACTGTGCGCTCTGTGGATAACGTCACAAAGCTTACCAATTTGCCTGTATTATCACTTGTCGTGGCCAAGAACAACGCATTGAATGGGCCGATATCTCCGCCGGATGCCGTGTACGATAGCTCTTTACTGGTATACCGCCAATCGCCATCATCTAATTCTTTTGTTGGCCAACCAACATTAGAGCGTTCGATTAAAATCGGGGCATATCCATAACCAACAGGCTCACCGACAATATCAACCAAAGTATCCGTTTCCGTGATCGTATCCTCAGCAAATCGCAAATAGAACTCAGTAGGTGCGTTCGTATTACGTAAAAAAGTGTCACCTACTAATTCCTCGCCCTCATTAACCAAGGCATTGTGTTTAGTTTCTTCCCAGACCACAGCACCGTTGCGCACGCATTTAATGTCGTATATACCTTCCCAAAATTTATGCTTACTACCCATATTCCCTCCTTTAAGATACATATCCAATGCTAGTAATCAATGTGCTTTGCAACGCACATACTTGTTTCTTTGTTACAACAATATCACCTTCATCTGCCGCACCATTGTCCTGAGTGTATTTTACTGATACCGTACCGATAATCGATCCTGTCACATCTACAGCTATGACACCGGTCACATAGTCTACCGATCCCGTTATAGTGTACCCGGCCTCACTTGTCCACCCACCACCGCCATCGTCTGTGGCCATTAATGTTGTACCGTCATATAACCGCACGCTACCGGTAGTTATATTGACCGCCTCTAATGTATCGTAATAATCGTAAGTAGATCCCGTATCAAGCGCCTTATAGATATCTAAAGTCACATGTGAATAGGACACGCCAGATACGCCCTCAACGGCGGCAATAACATCGCTAATGCGTTTTGATACCCCAAGCTTAGTAGTTGTGCCCAATACAAAAAGAGCAGAGATTGCGTCTTCGATCGAATCCTGAGTATCGGCCAAAGAAACACCCTTATCACATTTAACAATAAGCGTGGGGATAACGTAAATTATTTCCGGTGTGATAAATTCGTACTTAACAGTCATCATCGACTTCGTGTAAAGATAAGTGGATAACGTACTCTTAAAACTTGCTCCCGGTATCGCCCAATTTTCCAATAGGACAACTAACCGCACTTTATTAAACATCGTATAGTCCGGTACGGTTTCTTCATTCTCGCCCCATGCGTTAGCATTGGCAATGCCGGCATAATTTTCCAACACTGCGATGTAATCATCTTTCGTTACTAAACGATCCCCGGTTTTAAAAACACGAGGCGCTTCGTATCGAATTTCTTCAATATCTTCTGCATCGTCACCGCCTAAAAAAGTATCAGAGTTGGTGACGGTCAAACTCCGCACTGTACCGGTAATATCATATAATATGGAATTTACTGTAGTGATAACACCGGCAGAATATGCATTACCATCCGCACCATCGGATTTTATATAAATAGTATTGATCGTAGAGCCAGAAGCCGGCATTGAACCATTAACGCCATCGCCGGCCAAGATCGTAACAGTGTCGTCCAATTCCGTACGTAGCATATAATGCAAACTTGTAGCTGTGCTATTAATAAACGATGTTACTAAAGTCCATTCAACGCCGCCTACTAAAAATCGCAAATTTGTATTTTCTACGCTATCCGAACTAATCTTAAATTCCTGCGATGCCATGCCGTCTGCCGTCTGCTCTATTAAAACCTTTTCGCCCTGGATTGCCGCCACAGTAACACTACTCTGCCCCGCCAATAATACGGTATCCTCAAATGTCACATATTTAATGCCGGAGGCGGTTTGGCATTCCGTATATTTAGGTATAAATATATTAAAGGCAATCGGAGTATTAATAGAAAAAGTTAAATACCCCGTAGCAGATACTTTACGTTTGGGCGTATAGTTTAAGGCCCTAACAATATTGATAACTGATGATTTGTTTTTAGCCGTGGCCAGATAAGTTTCCTCTGCTCGACGTTCGATGTAATATAAAACAAGATTAGCCACGTATGCATACAACTCCGTAAGCATTTCACCGGTAGAGCTACGGTACGTATCTTTGGTAGCATCGTTTGTTTGCAGTCTTGCAATGAGTTGATCTACCGCATCGTCAAAATCATAATTAGCATAGTTAAGTTCGTTTGCCATATTCCCCCTTATACGCCGGTTTTATAATTAAATGTCTGCGAATACCCTCTAATAGTAAACGACAGATATATAATCACTGTGTTATTATCAGGATCTTGAAAATACTGTACCCCTGTCACAGTTACACGATCATCCCATTTTTCAATAGATCTTTTGATTTCTTTAGCCATATTACCCATTAAATTATCACTCATCGGGTCAAAAGTAAGATCAGCTAATGTCGTCGCAAAGCTGGGAAGCATTACGCGTTCCCCCTGCTTAGTCCTTAAAATATTATCAATTGAAGTCATAACGCTGTCTACATTAATGACTTTTTTCAATCCGCCTTGGGCGTCTTTTTTAAAGTCTTGATGAATATCCGACCAAACTTCTATTTGTGCCATTTATTCCACCACTACCTTTCTGTCTGCGGGAGTGATCAAAGCCCCACAGCCGGCTACCGCATTTTCGGTTATTATTAATTTCCCATTTACATATGATTTAGTTGTAACCGCAGTGACAGCAGTAACACCATGATAAGGTATCGGGCATGAATGCAAACACCCATCAGCACACACAACAACACCGCCGGCTTTAAAAGTACCGTCCGTGTTATGTGAAACTAAAGTACCGCCGTGCGAACTTCCATCTCCAAGTACTGCTATTTTTTTACTCATGGATTTATACTCACAATCGCACCCTGAATGGTTACATTCCCGGTTGCAGTTACATCGACTTTA